GAAAAGTACGGCATTAAAACCAAAGGCAAGTATTAATATGGTACACGTAGTTAGGCGCAATAATTTTACTTGTACTTGCCCAAAATGTAATTCTGAGCTAGCCTACAGCTACGAGGAAATACAAGAGCACAGAATAAATCATGATTACTTAGGTGATTTTGACGTAGTGCAAGGTATTGTGTGTCCTATATGTAAATCTATTATAAAGGCTAAATAATGGCAACCAAAAAACGAAGCGACTTGGAAGCAGAATTGATGACTGATGCTAACATTAGCAGAGTTATTCGATTGCTTGAGCCAATCGAACAGGGTGTAAAACCTATTACCAAAAAAGATGCCTGCCAGATTCTAGGCATGGCATACAACACCACGCGTCTTGGTACGATCATTGAAGAATTTAAAAAGACTCAGGCTCGTAACGCACAGCGGCGTGCTGAACTACGTGGTAAGCCTGCCAGTCGCGAGGACCTTGTGTACATTATTTCGGAGTACTTGAACGGCGAAACAGTGGACGCTATCAGCAAGATGACTTATCGTAGTCCCACGTTTATTAAAAATATTCTAGAAACACACGCAGTTCCAATCCGTGTTCCTGGACATACTTACTTTAGTCCAGAACTTATTCCAGACGGTGCAGTGCGTGACCGATTCCAAGTAGGCGAGATTGTTTACAGTGCCCGTTACGACAGCTTGGCTCGTATTGACACTGAAACCAAAACCGAAAAATACGGTTATATCTACCGTGTGTGGCTGCTAGCGGATAAGTGGTTGCAATCTGCAAACCAAGAAGCTTACGAGCTTGCCAGCCTTCAACATCTTCGTGAACTAGGAGTACGAATTTGATTCAAATATTCATAGCATTTGTACTAGTAACTCTACTAGTAGCTTTTGTTTATAACGCTGTTAGCAAATTTACACTACGCGAGTATAAACTTGCGTTTAAGGTTGGAGCATTTGCTACAGCTTCTCTAATAATTCTTTTTGTTATCACACAACTATTTTAAATGAAAAATACTTTTAAACTTCTTGCTCTTTCTGCTGTTATTGTTGCTGCTACTGGCTGTACTCGTATCGAAACCGGCGAAGTCGGCGTGCGCGTTGGTTTTGACAAACAAGTGCAAAGTGGTGAACTGTTGCCCGGCAGTTTCAACCAAACTCTTGTTGGCACGGTATTGACCTTTCCCATCAAAGATGTTAATGTTACTATGGATAACATGACTCCAGTGGCTGCTGACAATTCTACCATGAAAGACTTGGATGCTGTGGTTGTCTACAACATCAATCCACAACAAGTTTCTGAACTGTACTCAACCAAGAACAAAAGCTTCCACGCTGAGTTCAAAGGTGATACTTATGTGATGTATAACTACATTGTTCAAAATGCTCGTAACGCTATCTACAAGGCAGCTCGCAAGTACGAAGCACTGGATATGGCAGACAAGCGTAATGAAATGGAACGATTCATCCAAGAAGAAATCGTTCGCAACCTTGCCGAAGAAAAGTTGGACGGCGCAATCATGATTAGTCAAGTTATGATTCGTAACGTGGTTCCAAGTGACACAGTTGTTGAAAGTGCTAATGCTCTGGTTCGAAGCAAGAACGAATTGAAGCAAAAAGAAGTTGAAGTTAAAACTGCTGAAGCTGAAAGCCGCCGTATGGCAGCACTGGCCAACAACAGTGGTAGTTCTATCAAGTTTATGGAAGCACAAGCCATGTTGAATATCTCAGAAGGTATCAAGAACGGCAAAGTACAGACTATTGTTGTGCCCAGCAACTTCACAGCACTGATGATGAACAAGTAATATGGATTTAGCACTACTTGTTTACGCAATTAGTACATTATCAGGTATCCGTGGCATTCTTGGTGCCTTAGTTGGACTATCTGCACTGATTGTATTAGGCTTATTCCTCTATATGGGCGATCAGTATGGCGACGATAATAAGAACAAGCTCTGGGCTTGGAAACGAGTCAAAATGTGGTTTGGTATTGGTCTAGCGGCAGTATTCTTAGTAGTGATTCTTCCTAGTCAGAAGACAGCATACACTATGGTAGGTGCTTATGCTGCACAAAAAATTGCTCAAGACCCTAAGGTGGAGCAAATGGGTTCCAAAGTACTTACCATTATTAATCAAAAACTAGACGGCTATATTGACGAAGGCATTGAAAAAGCTGTAGAAAAGGCCAAGAAATGAGATACTGGATTTATTGCGAACCCGCATCAGAAACTTCCAGCGAAGCAGTATACCAGATTTACTCAGATCGTGCAATACTCGATACCTACTGGGACTATTGGTCTAGTACCATGCGTGCAGTAGGTCGGGAGTCGCAAATCTCAGAAAATAATTGTATTACTGATTGGGCTGCCACACACTGGGCTTGGCCAGCAGATCACAAAAGCTTGCAGAAAATTATACAGGCGCCAAAAGGCACATAATTATGGACGCTAATATTCAGTACGAAAAACTAATCGAAGAAAACATGGACAAAGGTTTTCAGGTTCGACTAGTGGTAAACGACTTTCGCGAAACCACTTACATCCAACTACGCAAGTACTTTTTGTCGTATGAAGGTGAGTGGGTTCCTAGCCGTGAAGGTGTAAGCATTCCAGCCTCGCTGGAAAACATGCGCGGCATTATTGATGGTATGTTGGATATCTGTGCCCGTGCCGAAGGTGAAGAAATTATCACGCATTACTACAACAAGATCAAGGGTATTGAATAAATACACTTGAAGCCGTGACCCTAAACTGCTATAATAGTTGCTATGAACAAAATCACACAATATCTCGACTCAGCTTCAGCCGCGTATTACGCAGGTAGCCCATTTATCACTGACGCACAGTTTGATGCGCTTGCTGCGTCAGTGGGCTATAATGCTGTGGGCGCTAAGCAGAACTCAAAAACTGAGCGTCACTTGTATCAAATGTATTCACTGCAAAAGTATTACGAAGATGAAGGTACCCAACCACTCCAAGGTATTAGATCGGTTGCTACAAGCATTAAGCTTGATGGGGCAGCTCTTAGCCTACTTTATGTTGACGGTAATCTTGTTCGAGTTCTTACCCGTGGGGATGGTGTAGAAGGTCAGATTGTAACTGACAAGTTCTTGGGCAATCCTATTGTGCCACAAACTGTGCCGTGGCCAGGCGTTTACCAGATCACTGGTGAGATTGTGGCTCCACTCAACATTGAAAATGCTCGCAACTATGCCGCAGGCGCACTTAACTTAAAAGATGTGTCCGAATTTCAATCACGAGCACTCAGTTTCTTTGCCTATGGCGTTCAGCCTAGCCTACACGAAACATTTAACGCAGACTTGGCAGCACTGCAACTGGCAGGCTTTGGAGTAATCAATGAACCAGACCTCGACAAAATATTCCCGTGTGATGGTGTTGTGTTCCGAGTCAATAACAATAGTCAGTTCTACGAGATGGGGTATACGGCCAAGCATCCGCGCGGTGCGTATGCTAAAAAAGAACGGGCAGCCCATGTTGAAACCAAACTTGTTGCAGTTGAGTGGCAAGTCGGCAAGAGTGGCAAAGTTAGCCCAGTGGCAATTCTTGAACCTGTGCTTATTGGCGATGCTCTCGTCAGTCGTGCTACTCTTAATAATCCTGGTTTTATTGAAATGCTAGACCTGCGTATTGGCGACACCGTGGCGGTTATTCGCGCTGGTGAAATCATTCCTTGCATCTTGCACAAAGTTGATGCTTAAGCAATAAAAATTTACACTTGTCAAAGCCGTCCCAATCAGTTATAATATAGTCTACAAAGCAATAAACCACTATGAAGATCGAAATCCCAACCGTTTGCCCCTGCTGTAGCTACACACTTGAATTGGTCAATGACCAACTCTTTTGCCGCAACACAGCTTGCAGTGCACAGCTGGGTAAAAAACTAGAGCACTTTTGTAAGACCCTTGGCATCAAAGGCATGGGCCCAAAGACAGTAGAAAAGCTTGACTTACAAGATTTAACTGAGCTGTTTTATTTGGATTTGGATACAGTAACAGAAGCCCTGGGCAGTGAAAAAACTGCCGCAAAACTACTAGATGAAATTGAACGTGCCAAAACTGTTGACTTAGCCACAGTATTAGCAAGTTTCTCGATTACCCTAGTTGGCAGCACAGCATCAAAAAAGATTTGTGAAGTGGTTGAGCATATTGATCAAATCACATACGAAACCTGCAAACAAGCCGGTTTAGGCGACAAAGTAACCGAAAACCTAGTTGGTTGGTTACAAACAGATTTCCCTGACTTACGAGAGTTTTTGCCGTTCTCTTTTAAGTCTAATAGAAATTCCAATACAATCAGTAACAACAATTCTAAAACTGTTTGTATCACTGGAAAACTATCTTCTTACAAAACCAAAGCAGATGCTTATCAAGCACTGGAAGCTGCCGGATACAGAGCAGTAGAGTCTGTGACTAAAACCACTGACTATTTGGTTGATGAAGAAGATAAGGCTAGTACAAAACGCAAAAAAGCCGAATCACTTGGCATCCCAATTATAACAAACCTAAATACTTTCTTGAAAGAAAATACAAATGACTGAAAAAGCTACTAAAAACTGGTCTGACGAAGCTGTTGACCAACTGATGCAAATCGTTGGAAGCGAAAGCCCCGTTAGCGTTGATAGCGTTGAGCGTGCTGCTGAACAACTGGGTAAAACTACTCGCAGTATTGCATCTAAACTGCGTCAACTTGACCGTGAAGTTGCTAGTCTTGCAAAAGAAAAAACCAGTGCATTTACACCCGACGAAGGCGCTGATCTTGCCGATTTCGTGAGTGCTAATGCAGGTAACTTGACTTACAAAGAAATTGCTGAAAACTTTGCTGACGGCAAGTTCACTGCAAAACAAATCCAAGGCAAATTGCTGGCCCTGGAACTAACTGGCAGTGTAAAGCCAGCTGAAAAAGTGGAAGTGGCTCGTACTTATACCGAAGCCGAAGAAGCCACTTTTGTGAAAATGGCTGATGCCGGTAACTTTATTGAAGATATCGCTGCCAAGCTCAACAAAACTGTTGCCAGTGTTCGTGGTAAAGCCCTGAGCTTGACACGTAAGGGTCAGATTAGCAAGATTCCAGCACAGCGTGAATCTCATGCCAAAGAATCTGTTGATCCAGTGGTTGCCCTTGGTGATCGTATTCATGCCATGACAGTTGCAGAAATTGCAGCTGCTGTTGACAAAACAGAACGTGGTCTGCGTACATTGCTGACTCGCCGTGGTATCAAAGTTGCTGACTATGATGGTGCAGCTAAAAAAGCCAAAGCCGAAGCTAAAGCAGCAGCTTAATCTGGTTTAAACCAATAGCCCGGGAGTCCCATAAAGCTCCCGGGCTTTTTCTGTTTTAGGAGGTCAAAGTATGCGTGTTACAATCACATACCACGACAATGAATCGTTTACAATAGAAGAAGTTGTAAAGCAAGCTGTGCATAACTATGGCAAGGCAGCACACGTAGAAATCACTCCAGAATCTACCTTGGCGTATGACCACATTTACTTTGGGCTACAACAGTTACTAACTCACGAGCAATTGAGTTTGTTGTATGACAGTGGTGCAACGTATCAGCAAGATATTAAAAAATTACGAGATCAGATAATGTACAAAGTTACCGAAATCGTAGATCAAGTTATTATTGACAATGAAGCGAAAGTAGGGTAACTTGGATACATCAGCAGTAGTCTTAAACAAATTATTAACAGAACGTAACCTAGATATCTGGGCCAAGCTCAAGTTAGTGTTTTTAGATCCTGCGTATTCTTCCTTGTATAGCGTGGTTAACAAGTACTATGAAAAGTACAGCGCTATTCCGTCGTTCGATGAACTCGAACTAACCTTAAGGGAGGGTCCGGCGTCAAAAACACTGGCGACTCTCCGGTTAACCGAGATACCAGACGTTTCAGCCGAAGTTGCACTGGACGCACTAATCGACCAGTACACTCAGAGTGAAACGGTAAAATTACTAGATAAGTTCGTAGATAAACTGCCACTCTACGACACAAACGAAATAAAAGAAAACTTAGCCACAATTGCGCTAACAATCGAAGAAAAAACCCACACATCTGAAAAGGTGTTTACAATGGCTGACATGATGATGTTTAGCCACCCCGAAGACTTGGAGCGCGAACGTGTTTATCTTGGCCTTAATAACAGTTTTGACAGTGTGCTTGGTGGCGTTGCTCGCCAAGAACTCATTCTCATTGGGGGTAAACGAGGCTCCGGCAAATCTATTAGTTGTAGCAATCTTTTTATTAATCAATATGAGTCTGGTAACAGTTGCATTTATTTCAGTATTGAAATGACTGCCAAAGAGACTATGGAGCGTAACTTGGCTATTCTAGCCAATGTGAATCTTCAAAATCTCAAGCAACACAAGTTAACTGACACTGAAGTTCTGGCAGTTGTAAAAGCTCGTGCTGGTATGTTTGAAGGCGCTGACGAAACTATCAGTGAGTTCCTACGTCATCGCGACCGTTTCAAGTTTGAAGAAACACTAGTACGAAACTTTCAACTAAAAACAGATAATCAGATGATTATTGTTGATGACCGTGACCTGACCCTAAGCTCAATCGACTTGCACATCGGCAAAGCCAAAGCAAAGTTTGGTGACAAGCTAAAAGTTGCTGTGGTTGACTACTTGAACCAGATTGTCTTAGAAGGAAATGACCAGTATGATTGGAAGCCACAGATTGAAGTCAGCAAAAAACTCAAAAACCTGGCCCGGAAATACGAAATTGTCATGGTATCTCCTTATCAAATTGACAAAGACGGCGAGGCGAGATTTGCCAAAGGCATCTTGGACGCAGCGGATATCGCGCTTACAATGGAAGCGCATGATAAAGAAACGAATGCGGTTTCTTTCGAAACAACTAAGATTCGTGGTGGCAAGGAGATGGCTTTCACATGCCCAATTGACTGGGACACACTACGCATCTCGCCACAGAGTGTGGACAAGCCTGCTGCTAAAGAATCGGTTAAGCGAGTGAAAAAGTCGCAAGAAGAAGTGGTTGCCGTTAATGACAGTGGCGCAGATTTACCTTGGAATGCATAATGAGCGACCCAGTACTAGAACTAATTCAAAAGAATGGCCTAGGCTATCAATCCAGTGGTCGCGACTACTTGATCAAATGCTTGAACCCAGAACATCCTGACTCAAATCCCAGCTTTCGCGTTGATCGTGTAAGTGGAGTTGCACACTGCTTTGCTTGTGGATTTAAAACCAATCTTTTTAAATTTTACGGAGTTTTTACCAATCCGGTTCCAGTAAAGATTGCAGCACTCAAAGAAAAGCTAGCCACACTAAAATCATTTGGACGTGAGCTAGAGTTGCCACAAGGTTACACGCCTTGGACAAAAATGTTTCGTGGCATTAGCCCGGCAACACTCAAACACTTTGGCGCTTTTTATACCAATCAAGTAGAAAAGCTACAAGATCGTATTGTATTTCCCATTCGTGATATTACGCAAAAAACAGTGGTATTTGTTGGCCGTCACACAATGAGTGCTGGCAATCCCAGATATGTTAACTACCCACAAGGTGTAACAATGCCACTGTTTCCAGCACACCTACCCAGTGGTTATTCGTCAATGGTATTGGTGGAAGGCATATTTGATATGCTTAACTTATACGACAATGGCTGCGAAAACGCAGTATGCGCTTTTGGTACTAAAACTCTTCAAAATGACACAAAACAAAAACTGTTACCATTCCGAGCTCAAGGCATCACGCACATCTACTTGCTTTTTGACGGGGACGAGGCAGGTAACAGTGCTGCAAAAGCACTCAAGCCAGTGCTTGAAGCAGAGGGCTTTGTTGTTGAAATCATCGACTTACCAGACGGCACAGACCCCGGCGATTTAGATCGTGAAAATGTCAGGTCGATTGCAGAGTATGTAAACAAATAATGCAAAAAGAAGAATACCTAGATAGCCTGCCAACCTATCGTCTTAAAATACTCCGAGACCAGTGGAAAGACATATGGCTAAAGCGTCCCAACTACTGGATAGCTGAAACAGAATACAAATTGCTAGATGCAATTATCCGTGCCCGAGAGCACAAACAAACTTGAACTATTAGCCCAGATACGCTATAATAAAGTATCACAAGGATTATTACATGAAAATTGCGTTGATTGACAAAGCACCTAACCGTACACGGTATACCGACTATTTTGACTTTGAGTTTGATCACTACCACATGAGTTCGGTGCCAATCACCAAACTGCTTAAAAAAGACGTGGACTTGGTGGTTGACCTAGAGCCTTATGATTTCGTTATCCTGGTAGGTGCAGAAGCCGCCAAAGAATACGCCAAGATTACGTCAGTAACAAACATGGCCGGTCAGCTAGTGGACGATAAGTTTATTGCCATTAGTAACCCGGCTATGCTTGCTTTTAAGCCAGAAGGCAAACCAGACTTTCAACGTGCTTGTGACAAAATTCACAAGTATGTTCGTGGTGAACTACGTGCCACCAAAGTAGTTGGCGATTATGCAGGTATTCAAGATACTGCTGAAGCCAAGCGGTACTTGCGTGAAATCTTAGACAATGCCCAAGGCTATGTTGCCTGGGACACGGAAACAACTGCACTTTACCCACGTGACGGTTATGTGCTAGGGCTGTCGCTGTCATACAAAACACATCAGGGTCGTTATATTGAAACTGATTGTTTAGACGAACTTTGTATTGCATTGCTACAAAAAATTGCCAATACATTCCATCCAGTGTTTCACAACATGAAGTTCGACTTCAAGATGATTAAATATCACCTTGCAATCGACTTTCCACGTGATCGTGTACACGACACAATGGTTATGCACTATGTGCTAGACGAAACTGATAGTCATGGTTTAAAACCACTGGCCCTAAAGTACACCGATTACGGCGACTACGACACACCGCTGGACGAGTTCAAAAAGTCCTACTGTGCCCAGCACGGTATGCTGCAAGAAGATTTTACCTATGACCTTATTCCGTTTGAAACAATCGCTCAATACGCTAGTATTGACACTGCGGTTACATTTGACTTGTTCCATAAATTCTGGCCTATTGTTCAAGCGAACCCCAAGCTACTCAAGGTTTATAGTGAAATCTTAATTCCAGGCACATTGTTCTTGATGGACATGGAAGAAGTAGGCATTCCTGTTAGTCGTGAACGCATGGCTGCTGCTGAAAAGTACTTGGATTACGAAATTGATGAAGCCAAAAAGTTAGTGTATGCATTCCCAGCAGTCAAACAATTTGAACAAGATACTGGTAAGATATTTAATCCCAATAGCGTAATGCAACTTCGTGTTGTGTTATTTGACTATTTGGGACTTAACCCTACTGGTAAAAAGACTGCTACAGGAGCAGTCTCAACCGACGCAGAAGTGCTTGGTGAGTTGTCAGAAGAACACCCACTGCCAGCGGCGATTTTAAAGGTACGTCAACTTGGTAAAATTCAAAATACCTACATTTCCAAGATTCTACCGGAGATTGACCGTGATGGTCGTATCCGCACGAATTTTAATCTTATCTTTACTACTAGTGGTCGTCTTAGTAGTAGTGGGAAGTTCAATGCTCAGCAAATTCCTCGGGACAACCCTATTATCAAAGGTTGTTTACAGGCTCCAGCAGGATATAAGATTGTATCGCAAGACTTGACAACAGCTGAAATGTACTATGCCGCTGTGTTGTCGGGTGACAAGAACTTGCAACAAGTGTTCTCTAGTGGCGGCGACTTCCACTCAACAATTGCCAAAATGGTATTCTCGCTGCCTTGTCCAGTTGAAGATGTTAAAAAGCTGTATGGAAGTATGCGTCAAAGTGCTAAAGCTATTAGCTTTGGTATCTTGTACGGTTCGGGTGCTAACAAAGTTGCTGAAACCGTTACCAAGGGTTTACCAGAAGGCGAAAGCTATCCAGTAGAACAAGCCCGTGACGATATCAAACAATACTTTACAAAGTTCAGCAAACTAAAACAGTGGTTAAATGACAGAAAACGATTCATTGAGCAAAACGGTTACACTTACTCATTCTTCGGACGCAAACGCAGACTACCTAATGTGTTTAGCTCAGATAAAGGCATTGCCGCTCACGAAGTCCGTAGCGGCATTAATGCCGAAGTACAAAGTCTTGCCAGTGATGTTAACTTACTTGGAGCTATGCGAACAGCAAATGAGATTTCGGCAAAGGGCTTAGACGCTAAAATCTTTATGTTGGTTCATGACTCGATTGTTGCGCTTGTAAAAGACGAAGATGTGGTGGAATACTGCGAGATCCTAAAGCGTAACACTCAGCACAGTTGGGGTTGTGAAATCCCTGGCGCACCCATTGGTGTTGACCAAGACGTGGGCAGCGACTATAGCTTTGGAGACTGGGAAAAGTTCTATGAATTTACAGGAAATAACCTGGCCCGTGTTCCGGCTAGGTGAGCGTGAGCCACAGCAGCGTGATGGTGTTACATACTACATGGTTAACTATGTTGATGAACAAAATCAAGCTGCTGTGAGCTTTAAAGTCATAGACGATAAAACCGTGCCTGGTAGCACACTGGGCTTGCGCAGACTACACCTAAAATCGCAGGGCGAAAAGCTGTTTGCAATTCGCACTGCGGTTTACTTTTTAGCAGACTTGGTTAAACTTGCAAAATCAAAGACTTGGTTTGTGGATAGTAGTGGTCACACATTTCAGTATCGCAAAACTATACGCGCCAAACTGACCACAAAGCGGATCAAACAAGTTTTACCTGCTAGTGGTCTAGGGTGTGTGATTGAACTTGTGGGCATTAGCAGCCGTTTTAAATGTATGCGACACCCCAGTGAGTTTGAAAGTTATGCCAGAGTCTTACAACACGGCATGGGGTTTATTTTTTATGGCTTTTGTGAAAAATCAGAGCCAGATAGTTGGAGAATGGTCTAGTGCCTAAAGCAGTAATATCAAACCGTATTTACATGGATAATCCTGGTGTAGAACATACCAAGCGGGTTATTAGTGCACTTACCTACAAAATCAAAAAAGACACTGGTGCTAAAAAGTTTAGTCCAATAGAAACTATCAAAAACTACAAAGTATTGCCCAAAGGTATTCTAAGTATCCCACAAGGCCGCTTAGACTTAGTGCCCGAAGATTATGAAATCATTGATAAACGAGTGCTTGAGGCAGTACCTTTTCCAACGCCTAAATTTGGTTTACGACCCGAGCAGCAAGTGGTTTATGACCCAATCGACGACACCTGTTTTATCAATGCCCTTGTGGGATGGGGAAAGACTTTTACAGCCTTACACCTTGCACACAAGTTTGCCCAAAAAACTCTTGTTATTACCCACACTGCCGCACTCCGAGACCAGTGGTGTGAAGAAATCGCCGTGTTATTTGGGCAAGAACCCGGCGTTATTGGTGGTGGACGAGTGGACTACGCCGACCACTTTATCACGGTCGCCAACATACAAACCCTTGTTAAGCATGCTGGTAATTTGGCTAAGGAGTTTGGGTGTATTATCTTGGACGAAGCGCACCACTGTCCTGCCACTACATTTGCACAAACAGTGGATTGCTTTCATGCACGTTACAGAATCGCCCTATCGGGCACAATGATTCGCAAAGACGGCAAGCACATTTTATTCGGCGATTACTTTGGACCACTAGTCTATAAGCCGCCACAATCACATACGCTAACACCCACAGTACACATTGTTAAAAGTGGCATTACACTCAAGCCAGGAGTAACCTGGGTGGAGAAAGTATCGGAACTGTTGGAGTCAGAAAAGTATCGTGAGTTTATAGCTGCACTAGCACTCATGCATATTCAAGAAGGCCACAGTGTGTTGGTTATTGCAGACAGAGTAGAATTTCTACACAAAGTAAAGGAATACATTGGTGAAGATTGCGCGGTTGTTACAGGCGATACCGAATACGAAGAACGACAACTTGTTAAGCAGCAAGTGCTTAGTGGAGAAAAGCGTGCCATTGCGGGTAGTAGGCAAATCTTCTCAGAAGGCATATCTATTAACTCGCTTAGCTGTGTGATTCTTGCCGCCCCAATGAGCAACGATAGTTTGCTAGAGCAGATTGTGGGCAGGGTACAGCGTATGCATGACGGTAAACTAAATCCACTAGTAGTGGACATTAACTTTGCTGGCTATGCTGATAAAAAACAAAACAATGACAGACTTGCGCTTTACTTACGTAAAGGCTGGCAGGTAATAACGGTATGATAAATTTACACTTGTCAAACGTTGGTCAATGTAGTATAATATAGTCTTAGCAACACATTATGGCCTTATTCTTCAACTTAGAACTACTGGAGTCTGAAACCAACTGTGACCCTAAATTAATGCTACAAATGTTGGAACGGCATTCTGGCAAAAAACTAATACCGAAAAACCATCGCGACACAAATAATTACCGCAACCTTGTCGGACACAGTTTTTTACTAGACGCCGCTTCACTTTTTGATGACACCACGGATATAGCTTTTAAAGCACAATATATTCGACTAGCAGGAAGACGCGATTATAGCTTGTACAAATTGTACAAAGTTACCCATTTAGACTTGAGTTATTTCAAAGACCTAGACTTAGATACACTTGCACACAATCCCCTGCTCAAAATAACACAAAACAAAATATATTTCAAATACGAGAATTAAACAATGGCAATTTCATTTAAAAACACCAAAGGCAAAGCAATTTCCAACAAAGTTGAGGCTTTTGAGTACAAAGACGGCGAAAACACAGTCAGATTGATTGGTGGCGTATTGCCCCGTTATATTTACTGGTTGAAGGGTGCAAACAACAAAGACATTCCAGTTGAATGCTTGGCTTTTAGCCGTGACAAAGAAAAATTCGACAATCTGGAAGTCGATCACGTTCCTACCTACTTTCCAGACTTGAAGTGCTCATGGTCGTACACAGTTAACTGTATTGACCCCAAGGACGGCAAAGTCAAAGCACTTAACTTGAAAAAGAAACTGTTTGAGCAAATTGTAAGTGCAGCCGAAGACTTGGGTGACCCAACCGATCCAGACACCGGCTGGGATGTTGTGTTCAAGCGTACCAAAACAGGCCCACTGGCTTTTAACATCAGCTATGACCTAAGTGTGTTACGTTGCAAGCCACGCAAGCTAACTGATGCTGAACGTGCTGTGGCTGACGAAGCCAAGTCCATTGACGAAAAGTACCCACGTCCAACCGAAGCCGAAGTACTAGCAACCCTGATAAAAATTACCACAAACACTGACGACGGCGACGCAGGCGATGACGCTGCTCAAGAAGCTGTTAAAGAACTAGGTTAAACAACACATAGCCCGCTAAACTTAAAAGCTTAGCGGGCTATTTTGTCTCGTATAATATGAAAATACTCTTTACAGCAGACGTACACATCAAGCTAGGTCAAAAGAATGTTCCAGTTGCTTGGGCTAAAAATCGCTTCAAAATGTTTGTTGAGCAGTTTGCAGAAATGCAAGAATCAGCAGACTTGGTAATCATAGGCGGTGACGTGTTTGACAGACTACCAACCATGGACGAAGTAGAACTCTACTTTGACTTTGTGGAGTCATTTACAAAGCCCACACTGATCTATCCAGGCAACCACGAAATGTTGAAAAAAGACACAACATTTTTAACAAACCTAAAAAGGTCCACACATCGCTTAAACCCACTGGTAAGTGTAATTGACGATTACTACCAAAATTGCGGCTTTGACATTGACATTATTCCCTACAACAAGCTAAAAGATTACGAAAAGAATGGCAGAGCTTTTGTGGGCCGTATTCTTTGCACACACGTTCGTGGCGAGATTCCACCACACGTTAAACCAGAAGTAGACTTGGACATATTTGCCAGCTGGCAGGTTGTCTTAGCCGGTGACCTACACAGTTATGAAAACTCTCAAAGAAATATTCTTTACCCTGGTAGCCCTTATACTACTAGCTTTCATCGTTCCAGGGTTGATACCGGTGCTATTCTGCTTGATGCTAGTAGCTTGGAACATCAGTGGCTTAAATTCAACTTGCCGCAACTCATTAAGCGAACAATTGCCGCAGACGAAACGCCAGTTCCCACAGACTTTGATCATACCATGTACGAAGTCCAAGGCGACATGCAAGAGCTTGGAGAATTAGCCGATAGTGAGCTTATTTCTTCAAAAGTTCTCAAACGTGATACTGATAGTGCACTAATCCTAGACCCTGAAATGTCGCTGGATGCAGAAGTTCGCGAATACTTAACTTATATCTTAGAATTACCAGAACCCACAATTGACAAGGTTCTCAAGGAGATGCAAAATCATGCAGAAAAACTCACCTAAATCAGCGCAAGTATGGTCACAAACAAACTGCCCTGCCTGCACCGAAGCCAAGCGACTGCTGGACTTGCATGGTATTGCAATCGAAGAACGTATGTTGGGTATTAACGGCTACACTAAAAAAGACTTAATTGAGCTAGTTCCACAAGCACGCAGTGTTCCACAGATTTTTGTAGATGGTGTGTATGTGGGTGGCTTACAAGAACTAAAACGAAAACTCGCACATGATAACAATAAAAACACTAGCATGGTCTAATGCTTTCAGTTACGGCGCGGACAATTCTATTGATTTTTCCAATGCACAGCTAACGCAGCTGGTAGGCAAAAACGGTCACGGTAAAAGTTCTATTGCACTTATCCTAGAAGAAGTCCTGTTCAACAAGAATTCAAAGTCAATTAAAAAAGCCGATATTATCAATCGCTATGTTGACAGCAAACACTACGAAATCTCGCTGGTGTTTGAAAAAGACGGCACAGAGTACACAATCAACACACGTCGTGGTAGTACTCAAACCGTTAAGCTGTTTCGTGGTAGCACAGACATTAGTGCACACACCAGCACACAAACTTACAAAGCCATTGAAGAAATCTTGGGATTTGATCACAAGAGCTTTAGTCAGATTGTGTATCAGTCAAATGCTGGTAGTCTAGAGTTTTTAACTGCACCTGACACAGCACGTAAAAAGTTCTTAATTGAAATCTTGAACTTGGGCAAGTATACTCAAGCACAAGAAGTTTTTAAGGAAACTGCTCAAGAGCTAAGCCGTGATATTGCCAAAGTGCAGGCTCAAGTAGACACTGTTAATGCTTGGTTAACCAAGTATGCCAACACAAACCTGTTACCTAAACCGCTGCAAGCAGTTCCCACAGTTCCAGATGAACTGGTAACTGGTAGTGCTGAGCTTGAAACGCAAATTGGTAGCTTAGAAGCTATTAATAAACGTATCACGCAAAACAACACTTATCGCCAGCTACAGTCAAAAATCAAGCTGTTTCCAATTCCTGAAAAGCCCAGTGAAGATGTGCGTCCATTGGTTACCGAAAGCACTCAGCTAGACAAACAAGTAGTTGAGCATTCAAAAACAATTCGTGATTCGCAAGCATTTGTTAAAAAGATTGCTGCACTGCACGGAACGTGCCCGACTTGTTTACAAGAGATTGATGAAGCCAAGATTGCTGAACTAGTAGCTGAGCAAGAAAAAATTCAAGACTTTGCACAAACCAGCAATATGGCACTAACAGCACGTATTCGTGAACTAGACGCACTACGTGCAGATATCGTCAAACGTACTCAAACCTGGGAAAACGCAAACAAGTCCAGTGAAGAATGGGAAAAGTACCATGCACTTATTGACCCAGAAATCAGCACAGACTTGTTAGACAAAAACGAACTGGATTCAAAGTTTCAAGCACTGCAAACTGCAATCAGCAACTTAAAAACTGCGATTGCACAAGCCGAAAAGCACAACTTGGCTGCTAGTGCACACAATGCGCGTGTGGAGTCATTGAGCACTCAGATCACTGAAATGAATAGTGAGTTGGAAACCTACAGCACAAACTTACACGAGCTATCAGAGCGCATGAGTACTGTTAACGTGCTAACAAAAACGTTTTCAACCACTGGCTTAGTGGCTTACAAAATTGAGTGCTTGGTCAAAGACCTAGAAGAAATCACAAACAGCTACTTGGTTGACTTGTCAGACGGTCGTTTTCAAATTGGTTTTAAAATTTCGGCTAGTGATAAACTAAATGTGGTTATCACAGACAATGGTCGTGATATTGAAATACTGGCACTAAGCGGTGGTGAACGTGCCAGAGTTAACGTAGCCACATTGTTAGCTATTCGCAAACTAATGCAGACCCTAAGTTCAAGCAGAATTAACTTGTTGATCTTGGACGAAACAGTTGAGGCACTGGATGTGGATGGCAAAGAACGACTAGTAGAAGTTCTACTAGGCGAAGAACACCTAAACACCTTTTTGGTATCGCATGGATTTACACATCCCTTACTAGAAAAGGTAAATGTTGTCAAACACAACAACATATCACAAATCGAGGTATAATATGATTAAAATTGAACGAAGCACTGCGGTTAAACCAACCATTATGCGAAATGGTGTGCGCCAACCAGTAACACTAAACATGACGGTTACCGCAGAGGAACTGGCCAGCTTAACTGCTGAAAGTGGCACGATTACCTACAGCGTAGACGAACTGGAGGTTAAGACTGTTGACTTTCGATCAGTCCCCGCCCCTGAGCCAATGGTTGACACAGCCCCAGCCGCTGAACCTGTGGCTGCCGCCAAGGTTGCCAAGCCCATCGTACAACCTGCACGTAAAACTGCCAGTGCGACGCAAGCGTAATGGTCGTTGATGCCCGAGCAAAAGGTGCGCGCACAGAAACTGTGGCACGTGACCTCTTGCGTAAACACACCGGTTTAGGGTGGGAGCGAATACCTGGAAGTGGTGCCCTAGACCCCAAGCATTTGCTAAAAGGCGACTTATACGTTCCAGGACGCACTAATTTGTGGTGCGTGGAAGTAAAAGGCTATGCCGAAGACCATCTTACTTCACAACTGCTTACCTCAAAAACTCCGCAACTAGTAGAATTTTGGCAGCAAACCATACGTCAAGGCCAGCAGGTTAGTAAAAAGCCACTGTTAATATTTAAGTTTAATCGAAGCAAGATTTTTGTGGCTTTTGAAGATATGCCAAACAGCGATGCTTATCGCTGCATTTACTACAATCATGAAAGCCATGAGTTCTATATAGCACTCCTAGAAGATTGGTTGCAGCATGAGCATCCAGAATTTGTAACTTGAAATACTTTGGTTTTTGGTGTATAATATACACTTAACCACAAAGAATACACCATGAGTATTACATTTAAAAAAGCCACAGAATCAAACAACACGCTGCTGGTTGTTGATGCCTTAAACTTAGC